TACGGTACTGGAATGCTCAATACTTACAGAACCCAGTGTCGGAAGAAGGTGCCCTCATTAAACGTGAATGGTGGAAGATATGGGATAACGAAGTGCCACCAAGTTGCGAGTTTACGATCATGTCTCTCGATGCTGCACAAGAAGCTAATAATAGAGCCGATTATAATTCGTTAACTACGTGGGGTGTCTTTTTTAACGAAGAAACCAATAATTATAATATAATACTACTAAATGCTATCAAGGAAAGACTAGAGTTCCCTGAGTTAAAGGAGTTAGCACTTCGTGAATACAAGGAGTGGGAACCAGATAGTTTCATAGTAGAAAAGAAATCTAACGGAGCGGCCCTCTATCAAGAGATGAGAAGGATGGGTATTCCGATAGGGGAATTTACACCTGGAAAAGGTCAAGATAAGATTAGCCGCGTTAACTCCGTGGCAGATCTCTTCAGATCTGGTATAGTGTGGGCTCCTGACAGAAGGTGGGCGCACGAACTTATTGAAGAGTGTAATGACTTTCCATCAGGCGCTAACGATGACCAAGTTGACTCGACAACTATGGCATTAATGAGATTTAGACAAGGTGGGTTCATTAGATTACCTAGTGATGAACCTGATGAGATATTAGGGTTTAGAAGTAATAAAAACAAACTATATTTAGTTTAAGGATAAATTATGGCAATAGATAAAAGTGTAGGTCAAGCTCCTCTAGGTTTAGAAGAGTTAGCAGGTGCTCAACCGGATTTGAGTATTGAGATTGAGAATCCAGATTCTGTCACACTAGATGATGGCAGCATGGAGATTACTATTGTTCCAGGCAAAGAAGAGGAAGATGATGAGTTCAATGCCAACTTAGCAGAAGAGATGGATGAAGGTCAACTAACAGAATTGTCTGGTGATCTCTTAGGCGAATTCCAAACAGATATAGATTCAAGAAAAGATTGGCTTAATACTTATGTAGAAGGTTTAGAGTTACTAGGTCTTAAAGTAGAAGATCGTACCGAACCATGGCCAGGTGCATGTAACGTGTACCATCCGCTCATGACTGAAGCGTTAGTTAAGTTCCAAGCAGAAACAATGATGGAAACATTCCCAGCTGCAGGTCCAGTCAAAACAACCATAGTTGGTAAACAAACAAAAGAAAAAGAAGAAGCCGCTGAACGAGTTCGTGATGATATGAACTATCAGTTGACTGAAGAAATGCCAGAGTATCGTCCTGAACATGAAAGAATGTTATGGGGACTAGGGTTAGCTGGTAACGCGTTTAAAAAAGTATATTATGATCCATCGCTTGAACGTCAAGTGGCGATGTATGTAACAGCTGAAGATATGGTAGTACCTTATGGTGCGTCTAACTTAGAAACATGCGAACGTATTACTCACGTGATGCGTAAGACAAAGAACGAAGTACGCAAACTACAAGTAGCAGGTTTTTACAAAGATATTGAGTTAGATGATCCTACACATGTAGCTGACGAAGCTGAAAAAAAGATTGCAGAGAAGATGGGCTTTAATCCATCAGAAGATGACCGTTATAAACTTCTTGAGATGCACGTTAATTTAGATTTAGAAAATGGTGACTCTGAAGATGGTATAGCACTCCCGTATGTTGTAACGATTGAACAAGGTACAGGTACTATTTTATCTATTAGACGTAACTGGAATCCTGACGATAAGAAGAAAACAAAACGTCAACATTTTGTACACTATGGCTACATTCCAGGTTTTGGTTTCTACTGCTTCGGTTTAATCCATTTGATAGGTGCTTTCGCAAAATCAGGTACTATGATCTTACGTCAACTTGTAGACGCAGGTACTCTATCGAATTTACCAGGCGGTCTTAAATCAAGAGGCTTACGAATTAAAGGTGATGACACACCTATAGCTCCAGGTGAATTCCGTGATGTAGATGTACCATCAGGTGCAATACGAGACAACATTTTAATGTTACCGTATAAAGAACCTTCACAAGTTCTAGCTGCGTTAATGGATAAAATTGTTGATGAAGGTAGACGCTTTGCATCCGCTGCTGATTTACAAGTATCAGATATGTCTGCTAACTCACCAGTAGGTACAACATTAGCTATCTTAGAACGTACATTAAAAGTAATGTCAGCAGTACAAGCTCGTATTCACTATGCGATGAAACAAGAGTTTAAATTACTAGCTGGTATTATCAGAGATTACACACCTGAAGAATATTCATACGAACCTGAAGTAGGTGATAGACGTGCTAAACAGTCTGACTATGACATGGTTGAAGTTATTCCTGTATCAGATCCTAACGCAGCAACAATGTCACAAAAGGTTGTGCAATATCAAGCAGTTATGCAAATGGCACAAGCTAACCCACAAATCTATGATTTACCAGAACTAAACCGTCAAATGCTTGAAGTATTAGGCGTTAAGAACATTGGTAAGTTAATTCCATCAACTGACGATCAAAAACCAAAAGATCCTGTATCTGAAAATATGGCTGTTCTTAATGGTAAACCAGTTAAAGCGTTTATTTACCAAGATCATCAAGCACATATTCAAGCACATATGTCTGCTATTCAAGATCCTCAAATTGCTCAAATGGTTGGTCAAAGCCCTATGGCTCAACAAATACAATCAGCTATGGCAGCACACGTGGCAGAACATATTGCGTTTGCATATAGAAATCAAATGGAAGAACAACTAGGTGTAGCACTACCACCACCTGATGAAGAATTACCAGAAGATGTTGAAGTAGAGTTATCTAAACTTGTAGCTCAAGCTGCACAACAGTTATTAGCTAAAAACCAAGGTGAAGCTCAACAACAACAAGCTCAACAACAAGCTCAAGATCCGTTAGTTCAAATGCAACAACAAGAACTACAATTAAAAGCACAAGAACTACAAGCTAAAGCTCAGAAGATGATGGCTGATGTAGAGCTTGATAAAGCTAAACTTGAACTAGAAAAAATGAAAATGGAGTCAACTGAAAGAATTGCTGGCGCTCAAATAGGTGCAAAAGTTACTATGGAAGACAAGCAATTACAAGCTAAACAAATGTCTGAAGGTGTTCGTTTAGGTGTTGAAATGGTAACTAAAGAAAAAGAAGATGGCCATAAAAATGAAGATAGAAACAACAAAAAAGATTTATCAGACAAACAACACGCCGCTCGGTTAATGCAAATGGCTCAACAAGCTCAAATGCAAAACCAAGCTGCTATGCAAAAACAAGCTGCTGTGCAAGATCCAGCTGCTATGCAAGGGGTACCGAATCAACAACCACAAGAGGAGTAGTAAATGTTAGATCCAACGCTTGAGCTATTAATTAATAAAATAGCAGATAGACGCAAAGATGTATTAAATTCAATCGCTGAAGGTTCTGCAAAAGATTATGCACACTATCAGTCTGCCGTGGGGTATATTCGCGCTTGCGATACTATCCAAGGTATTATTGCAGAAATCGTAGATAGGATGGAGAACTCAGATGAGTGATCAGATTCTGACTATGAATAAAAATCTGGTTGATGCTAATGGCCGACCGATTGTTATTCCAAATGTAGAAGAAGTAGATGTAGAAGATATACCAATTGATGAAAGAGGCTTACAGCTTCCAGATCCAAAAGGCTATAGAATTTTATGTGCAATTCCAGAAGCAGAAGAAACCTATAAAGGCGGTATTGTTAAAGCAGCTGGAGCTAAAACTATAGAAGAACATTCGACTGTAGTGTTGTTTGTAGTAAAAGTAGGTGATTTGGCTTATAAGGATGAAGTACGATTCCCGACAGGTCCATGGTGTAAAGAGGGTGATTTTGTTCTAACACGTGCATACGCAGGTACTAGATTTAAAATCCACGGAAGAGAATTCCGCATTATTAACGACGATACTGTAGAAGGTGTGGTGCAAGATCCACGCGGCTACACTCGCGCATAAGGAGACTTAAATGGCTGAGCAAAAAGAAACGGAAATAGTATTTGAATATCCAGAAGATGATGATATTCCAGCAGCTCAATCTGCTGAAGAAAAAGAATCAGTAGCAAAAAATGAAGTTAAAGTAGAAGCTAAAGGTGATGATGTTGCCATTGAAATTGATGACGACACCCCTGAACAAGATAGAGGTAAAGATCCTCTACCTAAAAATATAGTTGAAGAACTAGAAAAAGATGACTTGTCAGAATATTCTGATCGAGTTAAACAAAGAATGGCTCAGCTTAAAAAGGTTTGGCATGACGAAAGACGTGCTAAAGAATCAGCTGATCGTGAACGTGAAGAAGCAGTTAAATTTGCTCAACAGATTGCTCACGAAAATAAAAAGCTAAAAACTACTTTAAGTTCAGGCGAAGAAGATTACATAAAGACTATTTACGGTGCTTTATCACAACAACTTGAAGTTGCTAAACGTGATTACCGTGAAGCTTATGATTCTGGTGATACTGATAAAATTATTGAAGCTCAAGCTAAGATGAATGATACTCAGCTTAGATTGTCTCAAGTTCAAAATTATCAGCCTAAATATAATAGGACTTTACAAGAATCTGAAAATGATGTATATATAGAGCAAAATCAGCCTAGAGCTCCAAAACCTGATAATAAAGCTCTTGCTTGGCAAGAAAAAAATCAATGGTTTGGTAAAGACGAAGAAATGACAAGTCTTGCTTTAGGATTGCATGAAAAATTAGTTAGAGGTGGGGTCAATCCTACATCTGACGACTATTATCGTCGTATTGATAGTACGATGCAAAAACGATTCCCAGAATACTTTGGGGATGCAACGCTGGACGAGGAAACACCCGCCCCGCGCACAAAACCTTCGACTGTAGTTGCTCCGGCAACGCGTAGTACCGCGCCTAAAAAAGTACGATTGACGAAGACACAAGTAGCGTTAGCTAAGAAATTTGGGTTAACACCGGAACAATATGCAAGAGAAACTTTAAAATTGGAGAATGCAAATGGATAATAAAAGAATAGATCGTGAATTAGAAACTCGTGAAGATTTTCAACGTGGAGATAGCTGGAAACCCGCCTCACTCCTACCTGAATTTAATAAGGTACCAGGCTGGGCATATCGTTGGGTTAGAACAAGTGTCATGAACGATCCAGATAATCTAAATGTTTCATCCAAAATGCGTGAAGGATGGGAACCCGTTAAACTAGCGGACCACCCTGAAATGAAACTCATGGTAGATCAAAACTCTCGTTTCAAAGATGGAATTGAGATTGGTGGTTTACTATTATGTAAGATCCCGGAAGAGTTTGTTAAACAACGCTCTGCTCATTATCAGCAGAAAGCTCAGCAACAAGCTGATGCGGTGGATAACAGCTTTATGAAACAGAACGACCCACGTATGCCTTTGTTTAAAGATTCAAAGTCAACCGTGACGTTCGGTAAAGGTAAATAACAAAAGGAGACATTATGTCAGCAACTCAAACCCCTTACGGCTTAAAACCCGTAAATGAAATTGGCGGTCTACCATATGCTGGTAGCACACGTCAAATCAAGATTGCATCCGGCTATGCTTCAAATATATTCTACGGTCAAGTAGTTTCTATTGTAGCTGCAGGTACAATCCAAGTAGTAACAACAAATGGTGATGACTCAACACCATTCCCAGCAGGCACAATCGGCGTTTTTGTAGGTTGCACCTACACAAACCCATCAACTAAGCAATTAACATTCTCACAATACTGGCCAACTGGCACAGTAGCGTCAGATGCTATGGCTTACGTTGTTGACGATTACAACACATTATTCCAAGTTCAAGCTAATGGTTCACTAGCTCAAGCAACACTTGGTTCTAATGCTATTTTAGCAGCGGTTCAATCAACATCTACAGGTTCAACAACCACAGGTAATTCTAACTCAGCTATTAGCACTTCAGTGGCTGCTACTTCTGGTTATGCGTTCCGTATTGTAGATTTTGTTGAAAGCACAACATCAACAGTTGGTGATGCGTATACTGACGTCTTGGTTAAATTTAACCCAGTTGCTCATTCATACAATAACCCAACAGGCATCTAAGGAGAATAACACATGGCAATTTCACGCGCACAGCTACTTAAAGAGCTATTACCAGGCCTTAATGCTTTGTTTGGTTTAGAGTACAAACGTTATGGTGAAGAACATAAAGAAATCTATGAAACAGAGACTTCAGAACGTTCTTTCGAAGAAGAAACAAAACTATCAGGCTTTGCAGCAGCACCTGTTAAAAACGAAGGCAATGCTATCGCTTATGACAATGCTCAAGAAGCTTGGACTGCACGATACAATCATCAAACTATCGCTCTTGGCTTCAGCTTAACTGAAGAAGCTGTAGAAGATAACTTGTATGACACATTATCTGCACGTTACACAAAAGCTTTAGCAAGAGCTATGGCTTACACAAAACAAGTTAAGGCTGCTAACGTACTTAACAACGGTTTCACTAACACAGCTGCTTATTACGGCGGTGATGGTGTTCCATTGTTTGCTACTAACCACCCACTTGTTAACGGTGCTACAAACAGCAACACTCAATCAACTCCAACAGACTTGAACGAAACAGCATTGGAAAATGCAGTTATTCAAATCGCTGCTTGGACTGACGAGCGTGGTCTTTTAATCGCTGCTCAACCTCGTAAATTAATTGTTCCACCAGGTAATCAATTCGTTGCAACTCGCTTGCTCGAAACTGAATTACGTGTTGCTACAGCTGATAACGATATCAACGCGATTAAGAACAATGGTTCTATTCCAGAAGGTTACACAGTTAACCACTTCTTGACAGATCCAGATGCTTACTTCTTAACAACAGATGTACCTAACGGCATGAAACACTTCGTTCGTACACCATTATCAACATCTATGGACGGTGACTTTGATACTGGTAACGTTCGTTACAAAGCTCGTGAACGTTATAGCTTCGGTTGGTCAGATCCTCTCGGTATGTGGGGTTCACAAGGCGTTTAATTATTCCTTGACACGTACTAGAAATAACCCTGCTTCGGTGGGGTTTTTCTTTGCCTGTAATTCATGGTTTTCTCTATTTCACAGGCAAAATATAAGCGTAAGATATGAATCATACACATCGTGTGTATAACTTTTAAAAGGAAAATATTATGTGGACAACTCCAGCAGCTACAGAAATGCGTTTTGGCTTTGAAGTAACTATGTACGTAATGAATAAATAATGGTTATCGTAACAGACTGTTATTAAAATAAGGGGCTTCGGCCCCTTTTTCACTTGCTTTATTTCAAAAAAGTAGTATTATTAGCTCAATCCGGGTTATCCGGTTTATTAGACTGTCCCGGCAGACGCATACAAGACTAATAGACTTAACTTTGTATGAAGGAAAAAATACTATGTCATTAACCACATTTAGCGGCCCAGTCCGATCACTCGCCGGTTTTATTACAGGCACAGACGTTAACTCAACAGTTACAGCAGCAACATTAACCGTAACTTCAGACTCTAATGGACAAACAATCAATTTATCACGTGCAGCTGGTATTACAGTAACACTTCCAGCAGCTACAGGTACAAAAGCTGTTTACACATTTATTGTTGCAACAGCAGTTACATCAAATAACAACATTATTCAAGTAGCTAATGCAACAGATACATTAAATGGTTTTGCGGCAGTGGGTGGAACTACAGCTTCTGTGTTTGGTACACTACCAGCTTCTGACACAATCACTATGAATGGTTCAACAACAGGCGGTTTAGTTGGTTCTTATGTTCAAGTTACTGATATTGCAGCGGGTGAATTTTTAGTAACCGCAGCTTTAGTAGGTTCTGGTACACCAGCTACACCATTCAGCGCAGCTGTTAGTTAATTAATCACTTGGGGGCGCCTAGCCCCCTTAATAAAATAAAGGAGATTAATTATGGGTATGCAATATGATGTAAAACAAGCGCATTTAAATTCTAGTGGATATCTAGTAAAATATCCTGTTCGCGTCAAAGGATTATCGTTTACCGGTTCGGCTTCTGCTGGATATGTAGTTTTATTTGATACAGCTACAACAACACCTGTTTCATCAAGCGTAACTTATGCTCGTAGTGGAACTACTGTTACTGTAAGCAAAACAGCGCACGGTTTAACTACAGGCACTATCATTGGTATTCACTTTCTATCAAATTCTGGCGTTTCAGCTACTGATGGTACATATTCTATTACTAGAGTTGATGCTGATTCTTTTACTCTTACAGATATTAATACAGGTACTATTTCTAGCACTGCTGCTGTATACACTGTAGGTAAATGGCTTATGACTTATGAACCTGTAGCTTCTGATATATTTGCCAATATTTCTCTTATTCCGGGCGAAGGCGTACGAGCTGAATCAGGCGTGTATGCTGAAATGGTTAATATGCAAACAGCGCAAATATTCTATGGCTAATAAGAAAAAAGGTCCTAGCTTAGCAGTCGGACGCGGTGAAAAACTTCCTGTGTCTAAAGGCGCAGGTCTTACTGCAAAAGGCAGAGCGAAATATAACGCAGCTACTGGGTCTAACTTAAAGGCTCCTCAACCACAAGGCGGCGCTCGTAAAAAGTCGTTTTGTGCTAGGATGTCTGGTATGCCTGGTCCTATGAAAGATGAAAAAGGTAGACCTACTAGGAAAGCCGCATCACTAAAAAGGTGGAAGTGCTAATGAGTGCAGAACGCGAAGTAATTGAACACGGTGTAGAAATTAAACATATTCAATCAGATGTGGATAGTATTATGGAAGATATGGAACAATTAAAAGCCCGTCTTGATGGAATTGAAAAAACACTAGAAGAAATCAAAGGCGGCTGGAAAGTATTTATTGCTATTGCTACTATTATTTCAGGGGTTATAAGCTGGATGGTAACTCATTGGCTAGGTAAATAAATGAAAGCTTTTATTGATAAAGTGTTTAAAAAAAGGAAATCAGATGCTGAACAAGCTGAAGAACAAAGTATTGAACAACCTGTTGAACAAATTGAACAAGTTAAAAAAGAAGCTTCACGCGCTTCGATAGAAACAATAAATTTGGAAAAAGTAGCAAAACCTAATCATTTTCCAGATTGTAAGTGTTTTAAATGTGAAAGATGGAAACAACAAAATGCCTAGTAAATCTAAGGCACAAAGAAATTTTATGGCAGCTGCGGCTCATAATCCTGCATTTGCTAAAAAAGTAGGGGTTCCTGTAGATGTAGCACAGGAGTTTAATAAAGCCGATAAAGGCAAAAAATTTGGAGGTGGTGGTATGGCTAAAACATGTGCAACAAAATCAGATGCAAAGATGATTGCTAAAAAAGAAGTTAAAGGGCATGAATCATCAATGCATAAAATGAAAAATGGTGGTGAAATTAAAAAAATGGCTTTTGGTGGCAGAGCTTTGCCTCTAAGAGGTGGCGCTCCAATGCGTAGTAGCCCCAGTGCTACGTTATCAAGAGGTATGGCTCTTGCTAAGAAAAAACCAGGAACACCGTTTAAAAAAGGTGGTATGTGTGGCTACGCTTCTGGCGGTAAAGTTTCTCAACTATCAAAAGCTAATGGTATTGCTACTAAAGGCAAAACTAGAGGCAAAATTTGCTAAGGATAAATCATGGATGATAAAGACAACTACACAGGACCAACTTTAGAACAATTGGATAGGTCTGCAAGAATGATGGACGCTAATATTCCACCTGGCTCAGCTTCTAGATTAGAAGATATGAACCCTATGCCCCTTCCTAAACCTAAAAAAGAAAAATTATCACCCAAGAAAATGGAAACAAAAAAACCAGTAGCAAAGAAAAAGGGCGGCAAAATTACAGCAGCTAACTATGACAAAGAATATGGTAAAATATATCGTAAAGCCGTTAAAAAAATGTGCCGTGGCGGTGGTATTGAAGTTCGCGGTAAAACTCGTGGAAAGATGGTGTAATTATGGGAATGGGCACAGGTACTAAAGGTGGTGGCGGTGGACAAATGGATCCACAAACTACAAAAGCTTTAACAGAAATGTTTAACCAACGAAGTTCAGGAATGGCTGGCAAAGGCGGAGTTCCTTATAGACCTATGGGCGGCAAAGGTGGCGTTCCTCCCGTGCAACAACCGATGGTTGGCAAAGGTGGAGTTCCTAATAGACCTATGGGTGGAAAAGGTGGTCCACGCCCTAATAATCCTGCTATTCCCGCTGCAGTTCCTGCTACAACACCAGTAGGTAAAGGAGGCGGTAAAGGAGGCAGTGTTCCGTTAAATCAACAAATGAATATTAGTAATTTTAGACCTAATAATCCAAATGTAGGAACCAGTGTATTAAATAGATCAGCTCCCCCTGCACCTAATGTTTCATCAACTTTACAAAGTCCGTTGCAACCATATTCAGGACCACAAGCTGGAACAAACCCAGCAACACCAATGCCAACAGGGTTAGCTTCATTACCAGGCGTACAACGATGAGACCTTCACGCGGAATGGGCGCTATTAATCCTAGCAAAATGCCAGGTAAAAAAACCATTCATCGTAAAGATAATCCTAACGATGTTGAACTGTATAAAGAAGGTGGTACAGTAAATAAAGCCGGCAACTATACAAAGCCTAGTCTTAGAAAAAGAATAGTGTCACAAGTAAAAGCTGCGGCAACACATGGTACAGGCGCTGGTCAATGGTCAGCTCGTAAGGCTCAACTTGTTGCTAAAAAATACAAAGCTTCAGGTGGTGGATATAAGTGAGTGCATTAGCTAAACCACAACGTTCACTAAAATCATGGGGTGAACAAAAGTGGACAACTAAGTCTGGTAAAAAGTCTAGTGAAACAGGTGAAAGATACTTACCAGAAAAAGCAATTAAAGCATTAAGCCCTCAAGAATATGCTGCTACAACGAAGGCTAAAAGAGCAGGTAAAGCTAAAGGGCAACAATTTGTAGCTCAACCTAAAGCAGTTAAACAAAAAGTAAAACCTTATAGAAGAGTTAAATAATGGCAACTTCTGGTACCTCAGATTTTAATTTAAATTTAGATGCGCTTGTTGAAGAAGCTTTTGAACGATGTGGTTCAGAACTTCGTACAGGTTATGATCTTCGTACAGCACGACGTTCAATAAATTTACTTACTATAGAGTGGGCAAACAAAGGTATTAACCTTTGGACTATTGAACCAGGTCAAATTGATTTAGAACAAAATCGTATTATGTATCCGTTGCCTACTAATACTATTGATTTGTTAGACCATGTTGTTCGTACAGGTACTGGGCAAAACCAACAAGATATTAATATTAGCCGTATTAGTGAATCTACATATATTACAATTCCTAATAAGAATGCAAATGGTCGTCCTATTCAAGTTTGGATTAACAGACAAAGTGGTCAAACAAACCCAACATCATTATTACTAGATGAGACATTAGGCGCTGTAACAACAACTACAACTATTACATTAGATTCAACTGAAGGATTAGCACAGTTTGGGTTTATTCAAATTGGTAATGAAACTATTCAGTATAGTGGTATTGATGGACTTCAATTAACCGATGTTATTCGTGCTGTTAATGGTACACCTTTAGAACCACATGCTATTGGTGATGCTGTTAAAGTACAAAATTTACCTACTATAAATTTATGGCCTGCTCCTGATCAAAGTGATAACTATCAGTTTGTATATTATAGACTTCGTAGGGTTCAAGATTCAGGTGGGGGTGTAAGCACACAAGATATTCCATTTAGATTTATCCCTTGCATGGTTGCTGGCTTATCTTATTATTTAAGTTTAAAAGTTCCAGGTGCTGAAGGACGTATCGAAATGTTAAAAGCAGCATATGATGAAGCGTTTCAATTAGCAGCGGATGAGGATAGAGAAAAAGCATCTGTGAGGTTTGTACCTCGCCAAACGTTCTACCACGGGTAAGTAAATGCCAAGTAAATTTTCAAGTGGTAAAAATGCGATAGCCCAGTGTGACCGTTGTGGCTTTAGATATAAGTTAAAACAACTAAAACGTTTAGTTATTAAGACAAAAAATGTTAATATACTCGTATGTCAGGAATGCTGGGAACCGGATCAACCACAATTAAGCTTAGGCTTATACCCGGTTAATGATCCACAAGCAGTTAGAAATCCACGTCCTGATTTAGGATACTATACGTCTGGCCTTAATGGACTTCAGTTAACTGAAACAACCGGTCCTAGCCCAGATGCTACTGGTGTTCCACTAGGTGGTAGTAGAGTAATTCAATGGGGATGGAATCCAGTGGGTGGCGCATCAGATTTTGATGCAGCTTTAACCCCAAATAATCTAGTAGCATCAAGTGCTATAGGTGATGTAACAGTAACAATAACATAGGAGAAGTAAAAATGGCATAT